CAGAGTAATTTTACAACAGATTCTGTAGTTCGTAGTGAAAATTTTGCGGATAAGTTTCAAGAAGCTAGAGATATATTCAAAAGCTTACATGGTTATGATATATTTAAAATTAAAGATGTAGGAGAAGAGCAGGTTATTAAATATCTTAAAAAAACAAAACAGAATGTCAAACAAACAAAATAAAATATCGTTTATAGTAGCTTATAAAAAGGATACAGAAGAACGCGAGGCTAATCTTAAGTTGTTTAAGGATTACTACTCCAGGATTGTTCCAGGCTGCGAGATAATTGTTCAAGAGACAAAAAAAGATATATTTAATAAGTGCAGTCTTTATAACGTAGGTGTCAAAAAGGCTTCAAATAATACACTATGTTTTATTGATAGTGATATATTTATATCCGAAAAATCAATTAAGTTATCTTTTGACAAGGTACAAAATAGTAATACAATAATGATTGGTTATAGTGGGGTTGTGTTGCACATGTCTTATAAGTTTAAAGAGTCAATTAAGGATGGTTTTGTATATAGTGATCTAATTAAAGATGTACAACCATATAAAACAATAAGGTTGAAGGATAAAACAGATTTATACTGGGTAGAGCACACTCACTCCGTTGGAGGTTGCTTGTTTATGACAAAAGAGTGCTTCAATGATATTAATGGATTTAATCCAAACTTTATTGGGTGGGGATACGAAGATGATGAGATTATACATAGATCTCATGGACTAGGTAAGAGTATAGAGAGGGTCGGTAGATCACAAGATAGTATATTAGTACATCTACCTCATCTAGAAGTTGATGCACCAGAAGTAAATCATACTCGATCAAATCACTCATCCTATGAAGACAATATAAAAGAACTATTAAAGGTAAAGGCTATGAATAGATCTGAGTTAGAAACATACATAACAACCTGGTAGGTATGAGTAAGAAGGAGGATATAAATGTATGGTTTTGGGCTGAACCTAATAACTTTGGTGATTATTTAGGTCACTATATACCTGCAAAGCTGACAGGTTATAACGTTAAGTATATACATCTAAATTCACCAGTTAAAAAATATGTAATAGTCGGTAGTGTGTTAAACTCCCTCTTACAGCATACAGAAAATTGTACTGTCTGGGGAGCGGGTATAATGACTAGGTCAGACGTTATACCTAGTAATGTACAAATACTAGCCGTGCGGGGTAAGGAAACACAGCAGCGTATGATAGATTGTGGGTTAGTACCGCCAGATATTATAGGTGATCCTGCACTATTATTACCAAAAATATATAGCCCACCTAAAACAAAAAAATACAAGCTTGGTATTATACCACACTTTGTCGATTACTCTCAAATTTGTAAAGAAGCTGAAGGTATAGAGGGGGTGAGGGTTATAAATCTGCGAACCACAGATATTGAGCAAACTATAGATGAAATTGCTAGCTGTGAATATACTATATCCAGCTCATTACATGGTATAATAACATCACATGCATATAATATTCCCTGCTTATGGTATAAATTCTCAAATAAAATATATGGAGACGGCATAAAATTTTTAGATTATTTTAGCTCTGTCTCGATTCCATATTATGAAGCGTTTAGAGTAACAAAAGAAACAAATAGTATTAATAGTATTGTTGAAATTGTTTCATCTAATAATAATATAAATCATATTAATAGCTTCGACGTTGATAGTCTATACAACTCATGTCCATTCTTAAAAAAATAGTTGATTAGCACATTATTTATCATATAATATAGATATGATAATTGATCAGAAAGTATATGATGGAGACTTTATTCACGACCGGTTTGCGTATAAAGTACTACGTAAAGAAGTCTCACCCTATGGTAATATTGTAGCGTTTAGAGCTCCAATGGATGTTAGTGATAATTTAATTGATCTAGAGGATACTCTATCTAATGACTATATTCACTCGGAAGATGCTATTAACTTCTGCTGGGAGATTCCAAATTTATGCCCTATCGGTGCAGTATCATTCCAGAGGTTATTCAATACTGCTGTAGGTAGAATTCTAAGCGACACAATTAAAAAAGATATAGTGATGGATGGGGACGATATTATGGTTGTAGATAGTTTTAAGGGTAGTGATGGTGAAGTAAGAGACGAGGGTAAGGTGAGTGTTTCAATTACTTATAGTAAGGAAAATGTAGCTATTGGTCACACAGGCATTAACGTTAATGCGGGTAATAAAGCTCCTGGGTTTGCTTATTCATCTAATCTAGACGATAATACAGTTAAATCTTTTATGGAGAATGTTATTACATATTTTAATGACGAGATAAAGGATCAGTTTGTTGCCACGACAAAGATTATTGTATGAATTTCTTTCAAATTCAGAATAAACTTTTTTACTCAAAAAAAGACGATGCAGGCTTTCTAGATCAAGAGGGAGAGTCTGCGTTTGTTCCTTTCTTATTAAACAGATGGTTATCTTTTTATAGTAAGGATACACCGCACTTTGTTAACGAGACTCTAAATACATATACTGGCTTGTTTGAAGATAAGCAGCAATTGTATAGGCTATATTATAATCTAATACCAAGACTTAAGTTTAAGCGTATACAATACATTAAAAAAGTAAAGAAGGATAAGGAAGAAGAAGTAGATTATGCTTTGTTTGCTAAAAGTAATAACATATCTATTAGGGAGCTTAAACAGTACGTTGATTTACAACAAAGTAATACTAAGTAAATTATATGCCAGCGGATATTGATATGCTTAAACCTACTCGAAGTCTAATTGACCTCGATAGTCACAGTGAAGGTGATTTTGGACTAGACGATTTTAAACTTAATTTTATTTTTGACGATATTCTTCTCGTTGAATATGTTGATGAAACCGCTTCCGGAGACATTCTTCGTAACGGGATTGTCGTACCGGTTAACGCCGTAAACAAAGCTTGGAGAAAGGGTAAGGTAATTCTTGCAGGTCCTAACTCAAAGTATGTTAAGCAGGGTGATATTGTTTTATTTCCTAATAATGTAGGAGTTACAGTAGCCAACATTAATGTCGATAACGTCGGTAAAGTTAAGAGTGGTCTATTTTTAAACGAAGATAGGATGTTCGGCATTTGTACACCTAACGATGATAATACAGCGACCAGCTCTTGATAGCATACTATTAAACAATGTATGTGAAGTAAGATTTGTAAGGAGAAGTCCAAAAGCTGGATCTTCACCCACACGTCGTATGTTTTGTACTAAGTCATATGGATTATTACAGTCAACAAACGGTAGAGTTACACTAAACTATAGACCACCTACAAATCCTCCTCAAATAAACGAAGCTGCAGAAAATCTTATTACTGTATGGGATATAATAATGCAGGATTATAGAAATATTAATATGTCACAATGTGATTTAATTCAGCAAATACCCGCTAATGAAGAGTTTTGGTCATATTTTAACGAAAACATTTACCCTATGTCAGCAGAGCAAAAGCTGAATTTTATAAATACATGAACTCTTGCCTGGAAATAGTAGCTGAAAATTTTAAGCCTTTTTTACTAAAGGATATAGTAATACGAACTGATAAAAAAATCATAAGAAGGGGTACGTTAAGAATATTCCAACTTAAGCAATACTTCATAAGGCTGTTTATTGAGGTAGGTGACAAAACAAAACAGTATGAGATACCTTACCCGTTTACTTCAAGCTTGGAGGATAATAGATTAACTCTAAATTACCAACTCTCTACAGTTATGAAAGATGAAAATATTGTCTTTCAGACCAAATTCCTAGATGCATCTAGTAAATCTAAATTATATAACAACCTAGTTTACGTCTTGACTTCTGAAGACGACAGCCTATAATTAGGTTGTGATATCAAACTTACTCAATAACTTCCCTGACGGCTATACCCCTAATAGGTCTCAAGTTAAGCTTCTTAAAAATATAGACCAAGCGTTTGAAGACGGTCATAAGTTTGTAGTGTGTAATGCACCAACTGGGTCTGGTAAGTCATTTATATCAAAAACAGTAGGTAATATTGCTGAAGATTGTGATAAGGACTACCGAGATCTAATAACTAGTTACCTAGCGTTTAAACACGGTCAAGGTGGTAAGTTTGTACATAGTGAGGAATGCGAAGAACAGCCGGCTTTCGGGTGCACCGCTCTTACTATTACTAAGAGTTTACAAGATCAATATAAAGAGCTCTTTAATGATGTTGAGATACTTAAGGGTAAGTCAAACTACCAGTGTGCAGTTGATAGTGAGTTTTCAGTAGATGTTGCTCCATGTGTACACCTTGCTGGTCTTAAAAATGAATGCTGGTCACAAAATAAGTGTCCGTATTACGAGCAGAGAAACAAAGCTCTTACGTCGCAGTTTAATACCCTAAACTATAACATGTTCTTCTCCTTACCTGACCATGTAAAGAAAAGACAATTTTTAATATGCGATGAAGCATCGGAACTAGAAGATCAGTTAGTTAAGGAGTTTACATGTAAGGTTGAATACAGCTTTTTAAGAAACTGCGATATTACAATAAGACCGTTTATGGCTTCACAGTCACATGAAAAATGGATTAATAACCTGTTACTAGAAGTTAGCGATGCTGCTGGTGAACTCAAAGAGATGATAGCTAATAAGCAGAACTCAAAGCCGCAGGTTGTTATCGCTCTTAAGTGGAAGTTAATTAAACTAGGTAATCTACAGCGTAAATTAGAGTTAATATTAGAGACGTGGTCTGATAGTGAATATGTGCATGAAAAGGACAACTTAGGAGTTACGTTTACACCGCTTAAGGTAAATAAGTTATCGCATAGACTCTTTGAATTTGCCGATAAGGTAATATTAATGTCTGCTACTATTATTGACCCTAAAAACTTCTGTACATCTTTAGGTATAGATAAGTTTAAGTATATTGAAGCAGAGTCTACATTTGATCCAAAAAATGCTCCAATTATTTGTAATACTAAGTATAAGCTAAACTACTATACTATGAAGAAGTTTTTACCTAAGATTATAAGTAATATACAAGACATATGCGAGCATCATAAAGGTGAAAAGGGTATTATACATACGCAAAATAATACTATAACAGGTGAAATATCAAAGGTGTTAATTGGTAGTAGATACCTATATAGAGAGCCTGGTGTTGTTAATGAAGAGATACTAAGTAAACATACACTTAGTGAGGATCCGACGGTTCTAATATCACCATCTATGTCACATGGAGTAGACTTAAAAGATGACTTAGCTAGGTTTCAAATTATAGTTAAAGCTCCATTTTTACCTACTAAGGACGTCCGGATAGAGAGATTAATGAAGGACGATTATGATTGGTATGTAAATAAAATGCTATGCTCATTAATACAATCATGTGGCCGTGGTATAAGATCGAAGAAAGATCATTGTGTTACATATATACTTGATGCAAACATTGCTCATAACATATTAAATAACAAACATAAATTACCGAATTATTTTCTTAATAGGTTTTTATAGAATAAATATATACACTACGTGAAAAAAGAAACTTACAATTTTGAAATTAAAGATTTACTTACACAGTTTATCGCGGCTTTTGATGATACTGTTATTAGAAGATTTAATAAGGATAGAACCGAAAGACAAAAAATAGAGGTTCGATATGTATTTGCACCTAAGCAGCGAGTGATGTATGATGTGGTTAATAAAGCACAAAATATTACCCTACCAGTTGTTACTGTTGATCTAAAATCTGTAAGTTATGACAGTAGTAGAGCCTTCAATAAGATGGATAAGCTCTATAACTATAATAATGAAATAGACAATACTAGTATAGATATGCCAACGCCGGTTAATCTAGAGGTTAGTATGTCTATATTAGGTCGTTATATGAGTGATGTGGAACAAATTATAACTAACTTTGCACCCTTCACAAATCCTTATATTATTATATGCTGGAAAGAGCCAACTGATACGGGAGACGATGTTGAAATAAGAACTGAAGTATTGTGGAATGAACAAATATCACTAAATTCACCAACGGAAACAACATATAGTGATAAGTTTAGAATTGTAGCTGATACATCCTTCACTATTAAGGGCTGGTTGTTTAGGAATCAAAATACAGAATCTAAACCAATATACTTCATTGAGAATAACTTTATAACGGATGACAAAAGTTGGAATATAACGCAGCCGTTAACCTCGTTAGACTATGAAAACTTTTTTGAAAGTTATAAAGACTCTGCTGACCGTTCTATTGATACAGTTTCACTTTCCGGTATACCTAAAATTGATAACATCTACTTAACTAATGGAGGAGCTACAATAGAAGCAACACATAATCCACCAATTACTCTTAATAAAGAGATGTCTGCAGTTGATGTATATAACTATACCCTCTTAGGAGATAACTACTTAAAAACTAATATGGTGTTATTAAGTTCGGATAACTATACTTTAACAGATAATATAACCACCTTTAACACAACGTACACAGGACCAGTTACAGGTTTTATTGTACCGGAAGAAAACTATACAGTAATGTCCAATAATACACTAGCTGTAACAATACCATATTTAAGTGGTTCAGGTAAAGTGGATATAATAGTAAATAACCCAGCTGGTTGGACATCAACAGCAAGTTTAAGTGGGTTTTTTATGATAGCAGAATAAATATATAAGAAAATGGCAGACTCATCAACATCACCGGGCTCAAATAAGAGCTATGTAAATAACGACGGTAGAGCTTCAACATTCGGTAGAAGCTTAACTCAATATATACAGAACCGACTACCATACTCAAGTGTGGTAGATGGGGAGGATAATTTAAATCCTAAGTATAAGCATTTTAAGAAAGCAGGTACTAGACGAGCTGAAGCGCTTACAAAAACATCTATATCATCTTCTAACTCATATAATAATATACCAATCGGTGATTTCGGTAAAGACTCATCTTTTGCAGATATTATGTATGCAAGTTTAGATGAAAATAAACCAAGTAGGGTACGTGATTACCGTACTATGGCAGCATATTCAGAAGTAGCTGACGCGTTGGACGAAATCTGCGATGAAACTATTAACATAGATGATAAGGGTCAATATATGAAGATAATTTTCGAAAACGCTGAGCTGTCAGTAGATGAAAGATCTGATATTGAAAAGGAGTTTGATAAGTATGTAGAATTTTTTGACCTTAAAAACAAAGGATGGCAATACTTTAGACAGTTGTTAGTTGAAGGTGAGGTATTCTTTGAGCTTATTCTTCATGAAGACTATATAAAGGAAGGTATTTTAGGAGCTATTAATCTACCAGCCGAAGTAATAGAACCGGTTTATAATAACGTGCAAAATATGCTTGTTAAAGGATTTATCTACAAGAAACCTATTTACAGTCTCAACGATCCAAGTAAAGTTGAAAAGGAAGAACTAATACCTATGGATGAAAATCAGATAGTGTATGTTAACTCCGGCGTATTTAACGAAACTAAAAACTTTGTCATACCGTTTTTAGAGAACGCTAGAAGACCTTATCGACAGCTATCACTTGTTGAGGATGCTATTATTATTTACCGGTTAGTACGAGCTCCGGAACGGCTTGTATTTAATGTTGATGTTGGAAACATGCCACCACCAAAAGCTGAAGCGTATCTACGTAAGCTTATTCAGAACTACTGGTCACGTAAGACCTTTGACCTGGATCAAGGAGACGTTGTAAAGAAATTTAATCCACAGTCAATGCTCGATGCGTTTTGGTTTGCTAAGAGACAAGGATCAGAAGGTACATCTGTAAGTCAGTTGGCCGGTGGTGCTAATTTAGGTGAGTTAAGTGATCTGATGTATTTTATCAAGAAGCTATATAGAGCTCTAAAAGTACCTTCTACTCGGATCGATCCTGAAGATAGAACAGTTGATGCATCAACTACCTTAAGAGATGAACTTAAGTTTGCTAAGTTTATTATAAGACAACAACAAAGATTTGCTGCTGGTTTAAAGAAAGGTTTTATCACCCACCTTAAGCTAAGAGGTATGTTTGATCAATATGAGATTAATGAAACAAACATCGATATTGAGTTTAATGTACCGACTAACTACTTTGAAATAAGAGAAAATCAACGACTTGAGCTTAAAGCCAATAACTTTAATAGTCTTGCGTCAAGTGAGTTTGTATCAGCAACATATGCTCAGAAGAAGTACTTAGGCTGGAAGGATAAAGATGTTCTCGCTAATAGAGAGTTCTTAAGAAAGGATGCAGAAATGCAATGGGAGTTAGCACAAATCCAAGCTATTGGACCTAACTGGAAAGAACAGATGATTGCTGGTGGATTAGAAGGCGCTGAGGGTACCGAAAGTGATATGGGTGGAGCTACTGGTGGAGGTGGTGGTGAAATTCCAGAGTTCGGTGGTGGTCCTGCTGCAGAGGGTGAAGTACCTGAAGCAGATGTACCAGAAGCTGAAACTGCAGAAACAACACCTATTGAGTAATAAATTAAGCTTGGTACTATAAATAATGTTATGGGTGAATATGTAAATTTAAATAAGTGTAGGTCATTTAACCAGGCTATAGCCGCAAGCTTGTTACCTCTAGAGGATCAGATTTGTTCTGAGGTTGTTATTGTTAATAGAACAACTGAACCTATATTGGTGTTTGATGGTGGTTATAGTGATGCACAAAACGGCTTCCTATTAGCGTCATTAGAGAGTGCGACCTTTAGAGGTATTACCAACACTAATCAAGTTAGCGCCATATCGACAGCAGGTGGTACTGGTGATATTTATTACAGAACACAATACTTTAGCAATACACCGTCTCGTTAATGAGGGATATACCTACATTAGATAACCCAGGGTTTGGTACTACTGTAGCAGTTGTACAGGTATTGGCGTCAGATGATATTTCCTACGATCCTGATATATACCTTCAGCCGGCGCCTAGTATTGGGTTTAAATACTTACGACCATCACCAAATGATGGAGATCTGTATAAAAGACCGGGCTCACCTTAAACTTTAATTAAATAATAATAATATGGCAGATTTTACAGTATCAACAGACGTAGACATTTTTTTACAGAGTGCGGACAATGCAGCAGCAAGGACAAACCTAGGAATTACTGACCCGACTCTTGAGTCAGTCACGACAAACGGAGCAACCACCCTAAACGATATTAGTGTAGGGAGAATTGCCACAGC